CCCATTGATATCTTCATACAGATTTGTGCCAATGAGCGAGGTCCAGTTCGCATACCCCGGGACAATCCACGGACCACCCAGGCCAGCACCATTGGTGGCACTGGTCAAGTCACCCACGCCCGTTGTGCCGTTTTCCGTGTAGATAGCGGTAATGGCTTTCACCGCATGTCCTGCAATCAAAAATTTGTGATACATCGTGCCCGAGATGCTGTAACTGCCTACATAGATAGCTGAACACTGACCTCCGCCGGTCGTATTCACGTCAGTGAGGTCACCATAGAGGATAGGCACCCCTAATCCGACCGTGACCAGTGTGCTTTTCTCACCGCCAACGGCAGCTTCCAACACGGTTGCTACATCGGGACTAGCGAACGTAACATCACCGGGCACGGGTGGAGAGTGACCACCCCATCCTTCTCCGATGTAGTCGCCATTGCCGTCATACATAATCCAGCCACGAGTATCGCACAGACCGTAGGTGCCGTTGCTGATGTCACCAAACATGTTACGCGCTGCCGCTTGGTCAGACAGTTGCACATAATCTGGGCATGGAGGAATGGAAATCGACGCATGGGGCGTCGTGTATGTCTTGATACCGGCTCCGGGTGGCACACCCCCATCTTCTTGCGCTTCTTCCGGAGCAGTAGCGAATTCGGTCTTGGCAATCGTGCGCTTGGGAATCTGCTTGGGGTCGCGTCCGAAACCGACAAACAACGCAGCATAGTCTTCGCATTTGAACCGAAACTTCAATTCCGGTAAAGGCTCGTAATCCCGAATGACACCAATTGCTACGGTCCGAGGAATTTCCAGTGCCCGTCGCCCCGCGTCAGAAATCGTGCGAACAATGACTGTCTTGTTGATGATGTATCGGCTGGTTGCCCCAGCCAGTAATCCACGCACCAAACGGTCAGTATCGCTGACAGTAAAATCGAACGTAGACATTTCTGGCTCACCCCGCCTATCGGACAGGGCACGCATGTATTGACCGGACTTCAACAATCGTGGTTGTTTATACCCGCCATAGTAATCGGCAGGGTCAGGGAGGTCAACTTTCGACCATGTGTATTGAGTAATAGACATGATGGTTAATCCGGTAAGAAAGCTTCAACCCACACCAACCCAATGCTGACTAATGCATCGGGGTCAAACTGATATTCGACAGGCGGTGCCACTTCTGCTTCTTGATGGAATGCAATCCAGTAACAATCAACTACAGGCGCGTCATCCAAGTGAATACCGGCACCGGCACCGCCTTGGATTGTGAAATTGCCCCCCGCTGAATCAAGCGCAATAACGGCATTCGTGCGGGTTACCGGACTTGAAATCCAAACGGCACTATTCACTCCGCCAATGTATTCTACTTCATGGAATCGTTTACTAGCTAGTGTAGTATTGCTACCGCGTAGAAACACGGCATACGGATTCATGCCAGGTGTCAGTACTACAGCAGCCGCACTTTGTCCAACGACTTTTCCAACTTGCACTAAACCCAGTAGCGCCGAAGTGAATTTCCATCCCCACCAGAATCGCTGGTCGTCGGCTTCTGTAAATTCAGTATTTGCACCCAACGTAAATCCGTTCGTATCTCGGGAGATAATGCCATCTGAGGTAAGGGCAGTTGTCGTATCCATTCGAGCGGACGTGGTTGCCACAAAATCCGCTGTTTGAATGAAGGCATCACACCCGATACCAGTGACAAACAACAGGTCCAGTTGCACAGGTTCCGAATATCCAAAGGTTTGGACTTGCGTATTGGCAGACGGATGGGCTACGCCTCCATGGTAGAAGACACGTCCGTCTTCCCCATCGCCATCATCTCGGATACACAGTGCAACATAGCGGTTGCCGACTCCGTTGATATCCAGTCCGATACTGAACCCGTCGTCATGGAAATCCGCTAGGCTTTCAAATTCATGCCCTCCGGCTGAAGTCCAACATTTTCGTCCAGGCATGTCGGCCAAACGCCACAGCATGCCCACACTGCCTGCGGCTTGTAAACCAGTGCAGAATAAGACAGCATGTGGATGGAAGCCGACGCCAGTAATATCTCGTTGTTCAGTCCCATCGCCGGTCCACGACATCCACTTGTGCTTGTAACCTCCTGTGGACCGTTCTGATTCACTGTGGGCGTCACCTGCATACAGCACCTGCATGTGGATACCATACAGGTCCGTCACACCGGCCAGCGTGGATTCCAACCCGAACTCCAATGCATTTAATTGTGCAGGAGTGCGGGTGGTGAAGTCACAGTAATATATCCAACCACTTCCACCAGGAAGACCCGTGCTTACACTGGTGTTGGCATCGAACGCGGCACCCCCCACAAGAAATTTAGGTGTGGTGGGAGCCGCACCTCGCGCTATAGCCGTCACCATGACACCGCCGATAGAAGTCATACCCCAATTTGCTGCTGGTTGGTTCCCATGTGTGAAGGTCGTGCGAAGTCCTGAGCTACCTGACACTTGTCTATTATTGAGTGTGCTGTCTACCACTACTTTCGTGGCACGGGACCATAGCCCAGTCCATCCTGCTTCAGACCCCTGTCCACTGGGTAGGATGAGTCCGACTCGAGTTTCTACTGGTAACGTATCAGCTAATGCGACATCGGCATTGGTGGCCGCAACAACAGCAAGGTCGTCAGTGTCGATATCTGCCTGTCCGACAGCCGTTAATCCATCAAAGAATCCTGCACCAGATATGTTGATAGGAGTGCCAAGATTCAAGGTGCGGTTGTGACCGACAGTTGAAGATGTTCCGTTTGGGGCCGTTACCGTTAGGCTGGCCACGATGGTATCGACGGCACCACTACCAACATTCGAGATAACACAGCTGTAATCCAACCGATACCACTTGTCGTAATCGTTGTCGGTAATTGCCACGACAGCCACTGATGTTGCAGCTCCTTGGTCACCATCCCCTGCAAGACTAATCAAACAAGTTAAGGTGCCGTCGGTCTTCAAAACAATCCCGTTTTGGCATCCAGATGAAAAACTCCACAATGCCATATTGACAGTGGGTAACATACAAGCTCGCACATAAAACCGGCAACGAACTTGTCCTTGATTACCTACCTGAATTAAGTCTGCCCCCGCAAACTGCATCCCACCGCCCGAATGTCGCGCGAGATTTTCCAAGGTGCCATTGGTATTGCGTCGCATCTTCAGATAGCCACGACCACTTCGAGCTTTTTGGATGTCGAACATACAAAAGACATTCGACCCTCGGCCAATGCTGTCCATAACCTCCCAGCCGTCAATCACATACTTGACGCCCATTACAGCACCAATCCCCGTGAAACTTCAATCAGGTCAAGTTCAATCGGATTGTAGTCCGTGAACTCCCGATTGGATTTTAAGTAAGTCATGTTAAACCGGGCCATCATGCAGTCGTTTACGTCACCATCCAGTGCAATGAGCATTGGGTGGGCACGACCCCGGCAGGACCGCCACCAGTCGTAAATTTCTGCCGCTCCAGCATTCGTGGTTGTCAGCTGGGCCACGTATCGGCGGATAGACACACCATACGCATACACAGTCTTGACACGGAAATCGGTAATGTGTTCAATTAATGGCTGGTCATCATTTTCTTCGTAGTTCCAACGAATGTTGACCGTCAACAAGCGTTTAGTGGCCCCCAGCCATACTTCACCAATTTGCACGGGCACTGTATTGGCATCGACAATTACCAGACGCCAATATCGGAAGGAACGAGGCGCGATAGCCGTCAAATCCTTGAATGGGTTGATAGGGAAACCATCTGACCGATATGCTGGAATGGTAATGGCTTGGTCCAGTGTGGGCGCACCCCACGCATCAGTCGCGTTGCCTTGAATACGGACATTCAAGCCGGCAGTCAAGTTGTGGTGGATAATCGCCACCACGTCAATAGCTGTCGCACTGCCAAAATCCCAGCGCCATGCGCCGGTAGTGGTAGTCAACTTGGCTGGCTTGGCCGGATTCAAATCTACCAAGTTGGCAGCAGGATACCCAGTATCTTCGGTGCCGGATTGCACCGCCAGAGTCCCACTGGCTGCGATGTTGTCGGTTGGTTTCTGGAACAATAGGTTTGCCATGGTTACACGTCCATCTGCAATGCTTCTTGAAGGTCGGTGCGTGCCCCGAACTGATTCGTGCGGACAGTCTCAACCAGCACAGGCACGATTTCTTGTTGAATCTTGGTGCGGTTCAATGACCCAGCATCTTGGAATACAAGCGTCAACCCGGCACCGCCTGATGACGCTGGTTGCTGCTGAACATCATTATTACTTCCACTTACATTTGACAGTTCAAGGGGTGTGCGTTCCCCCGGTGTATCAGGATATGCGGGGTCATAGACCGGATAAATAGGCTGTGGCATTGAATAGTCTGGCATATCCGGCCAGGTGATATTCGGGTCGGGCAAGCCATTGATGCCTGCCGCTAGCCCATCCAATCGCCCAATGAAATTATCCAAGGAACTAATCATACGTCCCAAAGACTCATTAACTTTATCGAATCCGTCTTTCATGACTTCGGCTTCAGTTGCGGCTTCGTCACCCAACAGCCCAAGTTCTTCGGCCTGCCGAATCATCTCTGCCGTGGTATCGTCCAGCACATACCCATATTCTTCAGATGCATGGCGGGCTTCCGCCAGATATTGGACGAATGGGCGGAGTGCATCTTTATGCGTGCCGCCTGTTTGCTCCATGACAGATTGTGTGCGACGGAACAAGGCAACCATGGAATCTCCGATAGCCGTAAATGCTTCAGAAGTCAATCCCCCTAATTTCGACAGAGCAATCATGCCCTGCGTTGTTGCACTGATGCCATCAAACAATTGCTTGTTCGCGGTATACATGGACCGAAGACCCAACAATGCTTTCATTCCGGCATTGTCAGTTTCAATCCCTAAATCTTTGTATCCCTTGGCCAGTGCGTCGATAGACGGTCCAATGGATTCCATCATCTCGGACCATCCCAAACCAGCATCAATACCGGCGTTGAAGGTCGTTAAGATAATGAGCGACAGATTACCCATCTGTTCGGCAGATGCTTTGGCATGTTCGGCTTGTCGACCGAGAAGGAAATTCAGGTTCTCCATGGCTTCCTGCATTTCCGGTGTTACCACCGTAGATACTTGGTCACCAGAAAACACCGAATCCTTCTTGGCTTCATCAGCCATTTCTTTAAGTTTCTTACGCGCTTCGTCAATCTTATCCCCTAATCCTTCAAAGTCGTAGGTAACGGCCTGCACCGCTGATGTCCACGATGACCCTGCCGTGGTGGCCTGACCGCCAAGAAATGCCATCATCTCCTTGGACTTCGCGCCCATGTCGGCATGCATGGCGACAATTTCGGCCCAGGCTTTGGAAGCCACATGACCGCTCTTTTCCATGTTGGTGACAAAGGCAGCAAAATTCTTATCAAGGAATCCGAGGAAGTCGCTTTCACTCATGACCCCCTTCTTCATCATGTCACCCATGACACGGAAGTCTTTGATAAACGCAGTTGCCAAATCCTCACCCTTCGAAGTGATGAAGTCAGCAAACGTGCCGAAGTTTGCGGAATACATGTCCATGGCTTCTTGACTGGTCAACAGTCCCTGTGCCATGAAGGTAAATGTGTCAGACAGGCGTGCTTTGAATTTCGTCAGATTCTTGTCGGACAGCCCCCCACCCTCTTCAAGAATCTTCCCAAGGCTCATGTGTTCAGCCAACTGGAGGTTGCCACCGTATTTCGACTTGGCTTCTTCCGAGATAGCCTTTCCTAACTCCTCCGACACGTCCACGCCAAAGGACTTAGCGATGCGTTTCATCTCCTGTTCGGCACCAGATTTGCGAATCGCCCCCACAAGAGCACCACCCACAGCCCCGATAGCGATACCCCATGGACCGAATGCCGCGCCCATTTGGGCTCCTGCCATGGCTCCACCCAGGATACGTTTGCTCTTGCTGGACGATTGCGTGGCCTTGTCCATGATGGCGACGCCTTGAGCAACAGCCACAAATCCCGCAATTGCGGCTGCCGCAAAACTCTTGGCGTTAAATTCCCCGCCTTTGAAAGCTTCTCCAAGCGCCAGTTGGGCAGTTTTCATGTCCACCCCGGCTTGAGTGGCCTCCCCCATGAGCCCAGCCATCTTTCCCAACCAGCTCAAAGTGCCTTCACCGGATGTGTCGAACACACCCGCCAAAGTGTTAAGTCCTTCCGCCAATCCATCATACAGTGCCTTGGTTTCTCTCGCCCCCAACTGGATGGTTATGATGGACGTTAATATTTCCTTTTCCATATTCTTGAATGACTGGACAATCAAAGCGTTGGCACCAACGGCAGATGCCAGCCGTTCAAGGTCGGCGCGTTCAGCCACTTCCAGATATTTCTTTTGCATCAATTTCAGCTCAAGAAATTTCTGTGTGGCAATCGCTAGTTCCTTACCGGAGAGGTTCGACAGATGCGTGAATGCTTCGTCCGATTCTTTCTGCATCGCCAAACGCTGTTGCTCCATATTACGGGAGATGCCTTTTAACGCCCGTTCTGAAGCTGTCAACCGGAAATCAGCTAATTCCTTTTCTTTATCTTGTAGTTTGGCAAGCGCGGATTTATGCGCGTCCAAAATAGGCGACATATGCTGTAAGTTCAGTTGATGCAATCGCAATGCCGTATCGGAGTTGGTAATGGCCTGACTCCATTTTTTATAGGAATCAATCATCGCCTTGATACCCGGCGGCTGTTTGGCATACGTCATCGCCAAATCTTCAATAGCGGCGGCATGTTTCTTAAAGAAATCTGGGGAGAAAATTGACCCACCGACACCGGAACCTTCAATGAGATTCTTGCTTGAGGTCGCCATGGCATCGATAAGGCCAAGAAATGGTTCCAACGAATTCTGGCCCTCGTGCATATCGTCCCAGATAGCGCCAAAATTCTCACGGAATTTTTCAAACTGTTCGATACCAATTTTCTTTTCGAACAAGGCGTCCAAATCTTTTTTCAGCCCACTGGGGCCAATCGTATCACGGACACCCTTGTAAACTTCCCACAGCCGGTCCATGGCGTCTTCATTACCGACAATTTCCTTCCGATGAAGTCGGAATGCTGCCGACATGTCCTGCCATGCTTTCTTTCCCTCACCCATTAACTGGAGGTAAGCTTCGTTGACAGGGTCACGTTTGGCAGTTGCAGGTGTGTCAACACCATCATCCCCCAATCCAAGCGGAATGAGGGGCATGGAGTCAGGGTTGATGCCTTTACCGGAACGCCCCATGACGCCCTTCAATGACTCGAATGTGCCTTGAAGAGCTCGTGCCTTCAAATCCACCATACCCATCTGATTGACATAGGTATTCAAGCCACTTGCCGCTCGAGACATGGCATCGTGGAAGCCGCCACTATTTGTGGCAACGTCTTTAAATAGGACGCCAAGCTCAACCAATTCTTTCGGAAGGAAGGCCTTACCCATCTTGACGATGATGCCGCCGATAAGTCCTAATGCCTTTCCAGTGATGCCGATGATTTCCGAGATGATGTAACTGACCGCCGTGTATAGCACATTGAATGCGGCCACCATAGCCGGGGGTAAGACACTGGTGATTTTTTCAAAGACAAAGGATACGGCATTCCAGATGCCTTTCATTGCGCCTTTGATGGTATTCCACAAGGTCATAAATGCTTGACCAAGCTCGGGAATGATATAGGTATCGAACAACGTCACCAGCTGCACCCAACCGAACTGCGCCATCTTTAGTAAGTTGCTCAAGATGGAGAATGCATTACCGATGGTCGTTTTCCACTGTTCCCAGGAGCCCAGGTTATCGCTTAACGATTTGCGGATACCGGCCAACCCCCCGCTCATCCCTTGGAAGTTCGATACCACCCGGTCTAATGCTGGACCCAAGACTTTGAAGAGACCATACATCGCCGCCAAGGGAACAAGAATGTTTCCCAACAAAGACCACAGGAATCCTCCAGCTTTCACAAGAGACGCCCAAATGGTCGCCGTGCCGCTCATGACGTAACCTGCGGCCGTCATACGAGCTGCCATCGTAGGTAATGCCGTCAATAGTTTGCTTATCCATCCGAAGAATCCAGATAGACCCCCAATGGACCCGCCCCACAGCAAGATGAATGATCCCAGCACCGCAATGGCAGGACCAACCGCTGCCACGATGCCGGTCATTATCAGTAGAAGTTTTTTCGTGCTGGGCTCCAACGCATTGAATCGGTCAGCCCATTCTGAAAGCTTTTCACCCATCTTACCCACCCACAGAAATAAATCCGTTAGGATAGGTTTGAAGGAGGCATACAATTTTATCGCAGCAGCCTCTATGCTGTGCAAAGCCTCTTTCCATTTGACGGCCATGGCTTGAGCTTGTTTGGCAGCTACGGCAGCGGCAGACCCTTCCGCGCCTTCTAGGTCGTCCCTGAATTTCTTCATCTGGTCGGACAATCCCAGCAGGTATTGAATCGCAGCACGGGAACGGTCTTGAACCTTTAGGTCCTTCCACATGATGGCTTTACCCTTATCGGTCATCGGCGCTAGTTCCGGTGTTTCAGCCATGACGCCGGTTTTTAGCCAGTCGTTGATTTGACCTTTTGAAAACCCGTCCATGCGTTTCTTAATCATGTCCAGGATATCAGGCACCCCGCGCATTTTTTCATTGGCGTCAAAGACCGAAATCCCGTAATCCTTCCATGCAGCACCAGCTTTCGTGGTTGCAGACTGAAGGTCGCGTAAAACCATGTAGGCTTGTTGACCAGCGGCTTTGCCTCGGATGTTTTGGTCCGCATACACCATCAGCATTGCCACGCCATCTTCCAATGACATGTTCTGCTGTCGCATGGCCGGAGCCATTTTATTCGTCAGTGCGTTCGCGAAATCTTGAATTGTGCCCAGTGCTTTGTTGTTCGCCATGGTTAACACGTCCCCAACTCGGGCCATGGCTTGGGCTTTATCGGTGAATCCCATCAATTTAGGAGTTAAGGCGGCTGTGGCACCTGCCAGGAATTCACCTGCCTTACCCATGTCCATCAATCCGGCCTGTGCAAAGGTGGCAACCGTGCCAATCGCATCCAGGGATTCTTGCGCCGTGAGACCAGCCGATGCAAGGTCATAGTAACCTTGGGCAATATCTTTGGCGGCAAACTTGCTAGACTTGGAAATATCGACAGCCCGTTGTTCCATCAGGGACCGCATCTCACCGGAGACGTTATCCATGATAGCCAACGATTCGGTCATCGACGCATCGAACTCGGACCCAATTTTGTTGACCGCTGTTACAAAGCCAACAATCGGCAGTGTAATACCCGCCGTAATGCGGCTACCTAAGAAAAACAACCGAGAACCGAATCGCTCAATTTGGCGTTCTGCCGAACCAAGCGATGCGGCGAGACCCGACGAATCGCCAATGACGTTAACGAGTAATGTGCCAACAGTCGTAGCCATACGTCAGGTCTCCCTTAACTTACGTCGTGCTTCATCTTTAGCTGCCAAGTCAGGATTCTTCTTCTTTGCATCTTCCCAATTTGCACGAAGGGGTCGTCCTAACACGGATTCAACTGTGATGTGCGTTTTGTAGTTACCCGAGGCATTCATCAGCATAGACACCCAACGAGCTTCACGTTCTTCTCGATGCGAGTCACGCCGATGATATCCATCCAAAAGCGCAAAAAATTCTTGCGGCGTCAGCAGGCGGAATTCCGACGGCCGTAGGGTAAGTTCCCCATAGGCCGTCGGCTCAACTTCGTTAATCCACTCGACCCAACTTGCTATTTTGTTTCGGCGGATTCCGCCTGCGCCGGGGCGTTTGGGTCAGCGGGTTTTTCCTCCGCTGTGTTGTCACCAAACGCACCCTGTTCATTTGCGGCTTCAAATGCAACCGTCAATGCTTGGTCAATGCGGCCACCAGCTTGCACATATTTGCCAAGCAGGGTGCCGACTTTTTCAACGGTGAGCGTGCGGTCCTCGTGTTTCAAACCGGCCCACAGCAATGCGCGTGCTGTCGCGAACACGGCCCGGGTTGCCATCAGTTGGCCGAATCCCATGCCAGTTTCCTGCTCGAAATCAGCGAGTGCATTGATGTCGAATCGAAGGGTGCGTTTCTTCACCACCGTCCCTGGAATGGCGGCTTCAACGGCTTCGAAAAGCGTGAATGGCGTCTTCTCAACAATCATGGGATGCTCACTTTCTCACTGGATGAACGACTTCGATTCTGGAGAGAAACAGCGACTATCCCACTGTCGCGTATTTGAAATCCCGAATCGGGTTACGAACCAACACCAAAGACACGTTTTAAGGCACTTACACGGTCCTTACAGCGATGAACGGGGGCCGGGACGGGTTACCCCGCACCCCCGACCCCCATTCGCTGTAAGCCGTTCCGGGGCACATCGGATTGGCTGACAGATGTTAGGCAATGGCGCGGGTCAGCACACTGGCGCAGCGGAACGTTGCTGAGGCCATGCCAACGACACCAATCTCACCCGTGATGGGCGGGTAAGACTCCAACACCGCGTTGCCAGTGAAGTTGGGGTTGGTGGCCCCCACGACTGTTGCCTTCACTGGGCGGAGAATAATTGGGAACGCCACTGCACCAATCAGCGCGAATAGTGTGGCATCGACGCTGGCCGCAGCGAAGTCTTGGTAGAACTCCACGGTCAACGTCCAGTTTTTCAACCCGGGGCGATTCGAGCGGGTGCCCGACGTGCCCATGGCTGTGTCGTCAAGGATTTCCGCTTCGTAATTCAGCTGAACCGAGCGAACGTGGTCACTGAGGTCGATGGCATTGATGGTGACCAGTGCATCGGTGTAAATAAGAGTCGGCATGTGATTTCTCCCTGCGTGTAGTTGTTAACCCAGAATACCGAACGACCAGTAGATATCGAAGTCGGGCGCGGCTCCCGCAATCGTCCACTTGGCTCGCCAGAAATTGTCCGTGATACCTGCACCGATGCTTGCTTCTTGCCAGTCTGCCCCCGTCGCTGTCAGCACTGTATGCGTCAGTCGCGTCGTCGGCGTTCCGAAAGGCGCATTGTCGTCTGACTCAATGATGCCGGTAATTTGTTCACCGCCACCACCTGCTACTAACGGCGTGATGATATGGAGGGCGGAGTAAATCCGCTTATCTGCCGCTGACCCCATGTTGATGCCAACACTGTTACCCGTTACAACTTTCGAACCCCGGGCCATTAGTTGTCCACGGACAAGTGGAGAATTGGTGGATTTCAGGTCCAGGTTCGCGGAAATCAACTGGCCAATTTCCCCACTGATAGGGTTGTAGGCACCATGCACGCCTTTGACGAAGAACACACGGTCGCCTTCGGTTTCCCCGATATCGGCCACGGTGATGACTTCAGACGCCACCCCGATACGCCCGAACAGGACTTGGTCTTTGGTCGTATTCCAGAACATCTGGGCCGTAATGCCCACAGTCTTCAATCCTGGGGTGTAACTACGGTTGCCGCCCACGACCCCTTCTTGGAAAACCGTGTTGTCGAGCATTTCTGCGCCATAGGCTACGGCGATAGAATTGCTGTCTCCAGACAGATTCAATCCACCGACCATAATCTTGGCATTGACGATAACGCCTGCGAAGGCCATGGGTGATTACTCCTATTTGTCGCTGGCTGAATGGTCAGCCATCGTGGTAAATGGTTCCGCGCCCTTTGCATCCGGTGCCAGCTCGATGGCCCCCACGGACAACGGGAACTCGGCTTCTTTGTCGGTCATCGTGACAGGTTGCCCGGGCGGCACCGACACACCGCGCACGAACACTGGCTGACTGCCGCAGACACGGTATTTCTTCAAGGTATCGCCCATTACTTGTTCACCTCCGCTTTGCATTTCGGGTTTTGACACAGGAACCGCCCCGGATTCCCCATCACCGGCGCGTGGAGCAGGTTCGGATGCAGGCACTCGCCGTTCTCGTTCTCGAGCTGTGGTGGAGTTGGACTTTCCGGCGGTTTCTCTTCCTTCGGACTTATCATCGCCAGATAAGTGTCTATCGCGCATATGGTGGCCTCACAATTGGCTCGAAGAGCCAATAACAATGCTGTTAACAAAGTATTCATGGTGCCCTATCGTTCTCGGTAAATGCCAAACACCAATGACGACTGGTGCCGGTTGTTCTCGTCTACACCCATATACATGGGCTCGTAGGCTAGTTCAATGTAATATGCCTTTCCGCTAATGGTGCCCACGAAACGGTCAAGTGCGGCTTTAATGACGCTGACTTTCGTCATCAGGTCTACATATCTCAAGTTTCGGACGATAATCTGCACGTCAGGCCGTTCCCGAAGTGGCGCAGTAAGAGATGGCCCCATCCCCCGCACAGGTGCGCTACCCGGCATCGGGCGCACCGCTATCGCGTTATCGGGTTTATCGCTCAATCGTCCATTAAAAATAGTCACGGGTGCGACAACGGAGCCTGCCCCCGCAGTAGCCAGCAAATCGCCAATGTCCGTTGCTATGTCTGCCATTACTTCTTTATCAACCGTGGCCGACCCGTGCCGGCAGATAGCCCAGGAAGCGCTCCAGCGCGTTGCGACACGCGAGCGGCAAATCGGGCGTTAATTTGTTCAATGCCAGCTTTCATGGCCTGTGAAAATTTGTCTTTGTGGGCATTGTAGGCTTCTAACAAGAAGTGGTCCCGTTTCGGCCCATCGCCAAAAGGATTCTTTACCCCGGAGATTGACGACGTGTGCCAGACCGCATTAAACGGATTCTCATGCACGACTGCCGCATGGTCCGCCGTATACCCACAGGCATACTTGGTGTATTGCCGGGTGCCCCCGAACTTTCGTTGTGGCACTGAAAAGACCGTCGTAATTTCTGGGATGAGATTGGCGTATTCGACGGTGCCTTCCAAACTGGTTCCCGTGGGAACGGTGCGGCCTGACAATTGACCAGCAGCTTCGGCACCTTCTACCGTGTCAATAAAGCCTGACGATTGAAGTTCGCTGGTATCGAACGGCACGATTTTGTTGGAGTAAACCATGATACTGGTGGCGGTTTTTCTACTGGTCAGCGACACCAGATACGCCGTGATACTGCCCCACGTCTCCAAATTATTAATCGTTTCTTGCATTCCATCGACACGCAACTGGCCCGTGCGGCTGCCCGAAGATACTTTCGGAATTAAGCTGCTATTGCCGTATCCAGTTGGGCCGACGATGTTTGCCATGTTACTGTCCCTGCCTGTGATACATGAAGCCGCATTGAAGCTTTATGTGATGGTGTCCTTCTTCATCGGTCGCACGAGCAACCGCAAAAATGATAGGCGTTTCGTCTACCCAACCTTGATTCGGTGGAAGCGTGAGGCGGTCGTTCGTTGTCAGTAAGATATTCCCGACAGGAATAACCACAGCACCTTGGACGATTCCACCTAGAAACACGTCAAAAATCGGGGTGGAGTCTTCCTTTTCAGAACGGCGGAGGGAAATGACCTTACCAACAATGCGTGCTCGAAATGAAACAGGCGCTCCGAACGATGCCTCGTTATTTCGGTCTACACTCGTGAATGGCTCCACGGTTACCGTATGAGGCATCATGGATAGGAATTCAGCCTCAAATGCCATGGGCCTTACTCCTCTGGGTTATCAGACATGCCGCGCTTGAATGTTGATTTGACGAGCGAATCATCTTCTTCAATAGCCTGTTTGTCGTCTACGAAGATACCCCCGGCAGTGGGAGCGGCTGGCGTCAATGCGCCAGAAGATGAGAGGGCGTTTGCCATCTCCAAATAGGCGCGAGATTTCTGGGAGGCGAGAATCTTAAGGTCGCCTACCCATTTGTCTGCAAATCGCGCATACTTGGCGGCAAGCGTTCGAAGAACTGCGATGGCCGTGGATTTTACTCCACCGTAGATAACAAGCATGGCATCCAATTCTTCATCCGACAGTTGCGGGTCGGTTGAGAGAGTGTCGCCAACTAGCAGACGGACTTTGTCTCGGTTCGCCGCTAATGCCGTGTTGTAAGTCCAGGCCATGGCAATTTCTCGCTAATTGTCGTCGAACACGCGCTTTTGTTTCGTGACCTTGGTGGTCTTCACTTTCAACTTCGTTTTCGGTTTTTCTTCGGTGACTTCCGAGAACGCGACC